CACCACGAATTAAACTATCAAATTCTTGTTCAATAGTAGGTATTAAAGCAGGGTCTAAAACTTTCACTGTTCTTTTAGCATCATTTTCTTCCACTTCATATGTGTAGTTGGTGACAGGAACGGTGTTCACAGAATAATCTTCATCAACAATGTATCCAATTTCACTATCAAAATAATGATGTACACCTTCTTCAGGGTCTGTAATGGAAATGATGGTGAGGTTTTCTGTTTCTGTAGTGGTGTTGTTGAGAAGCGATGACGAGGTTAAAATGATTTTTCCCACTTGTGAGCGAAGGTACACTTCATCATCTACTACTTTCGTGACAATGAATGTGCCATCGTTATCAGATGTGATGATATCATCTACAGTATATTCTGAACCATCAGGCACTTCCACAATGAAGTCATATTTAAGATAAACTAAATCTGTAACTTTACTATCAAGGATAGGCCATTCTTCACGAGGATTTGTGATGTCATTCACCATGAGAATCACCCAATGATAGGCAGGTGTGCCATATAATTTATAACTTACTTGTTCAGGTGTTTCTCCATCTTGAATGAAATAATCTTCCAAAACTACAGAGTTTTCACGAAACTTATCTGAGATGGAAACACGACGAAGAAAATCTGTGATGGCAACAGGACGACTGTTGCTAGTCACAATCATATTAGGGAATTTAGAAAAATATTTCATTAGAATCCTTCTTCCACCCGTTCTTCTGTAAGAACTTCTAGTTCTGTGAATGAAAGTGTCATGGAAATTTCTGCTGGTGCACCATTGGTGCCTTTAAAGGTGACGAAATCACTACCACCATATTCAATCTTTAAATTGGTTAAGGCGCAACTACTGATTTGCGGTAGATAGGTGTTTCTTCCATTTTCTCTGTAATGATATTCAATGTTGAACTCAGCAGGATAACTTAAGAAAAACTTATCAGTTCCTTGCTTGGGGTGCATGTATTTTCTAAATGTTTTAATGATGTTTTGTATTTGAGTAAGTTCTGCCACATTTTTAGGAAGAAATGTATAATCGAAACTGAAGGTTCTGAATCCCATGCTTTTAAACAATTGTGCCTTGTAGGGATTCACAGCTTGTCCTGTTGCAGAACTGATAAGACCTGCTGCATCACCAAACTTTCCAAGAACACTATCATTGGCATTTTTAATACCTAAGGCAGCTGTGGCAGCTCCCAATCCCACCAATGTTTCTTTGGCAGCATCAATTCTTCCAGAAATGGCACCTTCACCTTCTCTACCAGTGAACACTTCTTTCAAATCAGATGCAATTTCTGGAGCTCCTCCCAACACACCAAGTTCCGTGTCCTGCCAATTGGCAGTGTATGATACTGAAGGTTTGTTGTTCAAATATAATGCAATGGCAGTTTTCAATGTCACTTTGTCACGATTGTTTGCCAGCACGGCACCCGCTGCACCACCTGCAACTGCTCCAGTAACAGCTCCTGCCACTTCAGCTCGTCGTGTGACTTGTGATGGGATACCACCTTTGTTTAAAATGTTACTACCCTTGTCCACCACATCAGCCAATGCTTCAGCACCTGCAATTGCAGTAAGTGCTGCAATGGTTACTGGACCAGCTTTTTGTTCTGGGCGATTCTGTCTGGAAAAATCCACAGGTGTGGATCCTCGGGGTGCCGCTTGTTCTGTGGCACTTCTGTCACCATCTCGCTTGCTGATGTAAAACATCACGAAATGGGGATATTGAATGCTTCCCACTTCAGTTGGATAACGATACACCTCTAACCCAGCATTTTTCAACTTGGCAGTGGCAACACTTTCACCTTCTGCAGGGTCAGTTCTTCCGAAAGGATTGGCCCCTGCTGTGAAGTTTCGTGAATTAGGGGGACGTTTTCCGTCTATAGGCATAAATAATTTCCTTGAAAGACTTTACAAATATTTATATGGCTTACACTAAAGATACATATAAAGGAAGATTCATACCAAAAAATCCCCAGAAATATGTCGGGGATCCAACAGAAATCATATATCGCAGCAGTTATGAATTGAAGTTCATGAAATGGTGTGATACCAGTGATTCGGTATTGAAATGGGCCAGTGAAGAAATTGTGATTCCCTATGTCAGTCCCATGGACAATCTAGTTCATAGATATTTTGTGGACTTCTACATAGAAGTCATGGAAAAAACTGGCAGAAGAAAAAAATATCTTGTGGAAGTGAAACCGTATAGATTCACGGTCCCTCCACAAGTTCCTCAAAGAAAAACACAGAGATTTATTTCCGAAGTAAAGCAATGGGGTGTAAACAACGCAAAATGGAGTGCGGCCCGGAGATTTGCTTCTCAGCACGGATGGGAATTCATGCTTGTTACAGAGAAGGATTTAGGAACTACTATAAATAGTAAGTAGTTTTTAACTTCATTCCGGACATAGTAAGTTTAACACGTTGTCAAGTAGTAGTCAAGTACTCAATTTTACCATTTATGCCTCCTAACCAGTCAGAAACAAATCGTCAACGTGAAACACCGGGAGGAACTGAACGGTGGTATCAAGACATGGTTAAACGGCTTGGTTCTGGAAAAGGAAGCAAAACTTTACAAAGTGAAATTGGTGAGTTTACAGGTTCAGCTCAAGTAGGAAGCATGTATGTATTTTCCTATGATCCGAAATTGGCTGATGTTCTCCCATACTATGACACAGTACCTGTGGTAGTTCCATTCAGAATTGTATCAGATGGTTTTTATGGATTGAACTTTCATTATCTATCACCAATGCTTCGAACTGCGCTGTTAGATAAAATGATAGATTTAACTACTTCTCAACCACTTACAAACACCTCAAGAATGAGTTTGACCTGGAGATTGTTAAATAATGCCTCACGCTTCCCGGGTGTCAACGCTTCAGTGAAAAGGTATTTGTATAGTCAGATGGGTTCACGATTATTGAAAGTGTATCCGAAAGATTGGAGAAAAACCATTCTATTACCAATAGACAATTTTGAAAAATCCTCAAGAACCAATGTGTTCAGGAATTCACGGAGTAAAATTTAATGACCGGTCCTCGCCCAGAACCACAACAACTACCAGCAGTAAAAACTTCTGCAACTGTTCCAGTTCCAACATTGGAACAGTTTCTTGGGTTTGTTAAGACACAAAATCTTGCTCGTCAAGAACGATTTTTTGCACAGTTTTATAACATAGGATTGGGTGGTAGAGATTTAGCTTTGTTGTGTCATCAAGCATCTTTACCAGGTAAAAATATTGGAACACGCCAACTTAGAATAAATGGTTTAAGTAGAACCTTCGCTCAAACCGCCGATTACATGGGTGATAGCATCACGTTGGAATTTTTAATTGATACAGACTTCACCCCAAGAATCATCATGGAACAATGGATGGAAAGTTGTGTATCCAATTTTGAATCTGGAAATGAAGTGGGATTCTATGAAAACTATGTCCGAGACATCACATTACATGCATTAGCTCCCGCAGGCATTCCAGGTGAAGCTTTGTTTAACTGGAGTCCTACTCAGGCAGATTTAGGATTGCGTGACAAAATAACAACAAGTAATCGTGGATTAAATGTTGCCATTGACAATGTATTCAGAAGAAGCAAGCGTTTGGCAGACAACACATTTAATAAAGTGAAGTCTCAGGCCTTTGGTGCAGTTCGGGGTATTGCTGCTCCATTGTTAGATTTAGCCACAGACTCAGAGCAAGTAGTATACACCATCACCTTGAAAGAAGCATGGCCGCGTTCCATCAACGTGATGCCATTAGGTTATGATGCTGTAGGTGTTCATAGAATGAATGTGACATTTGCCTACTACTATTGGGAATCCACGGTGAACAATCCCAAGCTCTCAGGACAAGACATGGCAGACAAAGCCACCAAGGCAGTTACAGATAAGTTGAAACCTTTTGCTGATAAAATACCACAGACAGATATCAACAAGTTAGGTAGTGATTTGAAAGATAAAGTGAAATCTACAGGAACACGATTATTTGGTCGTGGATAATTAAGGAGATAATATGAAGATACCTACAGTAAAAGTACCGAAGTTCACAACAACACTTCCGGTATCAGGTGAGAAAATTGAATTTCGTCCCTTTCTTGTGAAAGAGGAAAAATTGTTGTTGTTGGCTAGTGAAAGTACGGATACTGATTCTGCTGTGAATGCCATTTCTGACATTGTGGAATCTTGTACTGATGGAAAAGTGAAAAGTTCTGAATACTTGAAAACATTGACCATCAATGATTTTGAAGTTCGATTGGTGGAAGAGAAAGCAAAAGTTATCAACATTGATGGATCAGTCCGTGTTGAATTGAAGTATCCTACCATTCATCATTACAATCATTTGTTTGAAACATCAGATGATGGTGCTGTATATGATGTTGTGGCAGATTGCATCACGAAAATCTACAATGATGATGAAGTGTTCATCAATGAAGGTAAAACACATCAAGAACTTCGAGAATTTGTTGACAACTTGACAGCAGAACAATTTGAACCATTTGAGCAATTCTTTGAAGATATGCCTGTGTTGTTTAAACAGATTGATTTTAAATGTGTTGAGTGTGAAAGTGACAACACATTGATGGTGAATAGTGTACAACATTTTTTCGCCTAAATCTTTCTCACGACAACATGGTCAATTTTTATAAAACCAATTTTTTGTTGATGCAAATTCACAAGTACTCGTTAACAGAAATTGAGAACATGATGCCATGGGAAAGAGAAACATATATTGGGATGTTGTTACAGTACTTGGAAAAGAAAAACAACGAACAGTAAGGTAAACAATGGCTAGAAAAACTTCAGCAAAACCACGTCAACGTAGAGAAAAGAAAGAAATGGCAAACAACATTCGGAAACGAGTGTTGTCTGCTCAACAAAATCTCGTGGATCAATCCAAAGAGGTGGAAGGAAATCAAGCAATGGCTACTGCTGTTTCCTCTGTTGCTGTGAGCATTGAAGCCTTGTCTGAAGGAATGGATAAGTTATTCAAAGACATGATTGAGGAATTGTCTAAAATTCCTGAAACTGTAAAAGACCAAGAAGCACAATCTGAAAAAATTCTAGAGAAATTGATAACTGCCATTTTGGATCTAGAAGACCAACTAGGCAAAGAAACGGACCCA